GGCCATAGATGTTCGACTTACTACACTGGCTGACCTGCAAGCACAGGGAGGTACACCGACTGGTGCCTCCGCCAAGCCTAACATCAAGGTGGCTGGAGGAGTGGGGCTGGACGGAGCTAGGTATACAGTTGTTGAGGAAAATCCGGCTCCAGTTTCAGGTAGACGAGGAGTTGAGGAACTTATCTGTGCCTACCCCTGGCCCCAAGGATGCAACTATTGGATAGGTATAGCACGGTGCGAGTCAACACTAGGTCAGGACCCTAATGCCTACGCAGACTGGAACCCGTATGTCGGCCTGTTCCAGATATGGATAGGACATAACTACGAGAGAGGATGGCTAGAGGATGATACCAACAATGTACTCGCAGCCTGGGAGTTGAGTCATGAAGGAACAAGGACAAGTCCCTGGCCATACTGCCGCTAGGTTTGACCCTCAAGCGGCCAGGGCGCGGTGCGAGGCGGCGACGGAATGAGTGGGGCTGCCCTTCGAGACCGACAGGGGCGTTTCCACCGACACGGTGAATGGAGGCTGGAGAGTTCGACTCTAGTTGGCTGCCATCAACGCGTCACTGAAGAAACTTATGCCTGTGGGGGGTGTGGTGAGCGCGAGCGACGGGCCGTGAAGCCTGTGTGCTCCAAGTGCGCGGAGATGGCAAATCTGCGGGCTGAGCGTGCCGCCGCCCTGGAGGCGCTGGAGGAGGCGCAGAGGCTATTTACGGAGTACGGTAGGCACCATCTGGACTGTGTTCTGGATCACCACGCTCCTGGCGTCCGTGATTGCAGGTGCGGTTACGTTTCGGCCCTCCGTACTGTTCTGGGAGAGAGCGAATGAGCGCAACCGACGAGCTTGAACACTACATGACTGCCTGTTCTCGCCTCAAGACCGATAATGCCCGCCTACAGGCCGCGCTGGACGAGACGCACGGGCGCGGCGTTTGGTTGTGGAGCCAGTTACAGGCTACAGCAACGGCCATCGTGCAACTCACCATAGATGGCATCCATTTCCTGGAGCGTGAGCGCGACGGCTACAAGGCGCTGGCCAAGCTGCGTCGAGAGGAGATACTAAAATCAGGAGAGGATTGTTGCTACTGTGGGCGCTGGCATCATTTCAGTTGCCGCCACGTCAATTGGGCTAGGGATGAATCGCGTACACGGTGCATCAGGTATCCGTGCTCCAGCCGGTGCAAGGAAGCTCGTGCCGCCATCGACGCCACGTCCGAAGAGGCCAGGGAGAAGGAGGAGAAGCAGTGAGCTTTCATCAATGGAAGTGGATAGCGGTGATGTTCCTGTCTATCGGTTTGTTTGCGGCTGTCTCTATCGTCGCCGCCCTGTTGAAGAATGGGGTCTTGCCATGAATGACGAGGCGCTGAGGCTGCTGGAGAACGAAGTCGAACAGTTCTACCAGGCTCTTGGACCGCAACGTGAGTGGCTTGAGAAGCCGCAGAAGGTTGACGACTACGTTTACAAGATGCGAACGCAGCCAGGATTCATTTTCGACGACGCCTTCTGGGAGACATTTCACGGCTTCGCACTCAAAATCTGTCATGTTGCCTACTATGGGCCTGAGCGCCTAGAAGACGCAGACCATCGAAAGCCATACGCCGGAGTCTTTGAACTACGGTTTGCTCTAGCCAACACACCGGCCTGCGATGCGGAGAAAGCGGTGCTGGTGCAAATGGCTGGCGGTGCGTTAGAGTGCGCTGCCAACGACTTAGAGGCCCTTGCGGAGGGCGTGGAGTTCGAGCGGGGCGAGAATGCGCCGTGGGCGCTAGTGCGTAAAGCTATCGACAGGCTCTACGCTGACACCTCCCCGGCTGCTGCGGCGCTGCTGGCCCAGGGGGAGCGATGCGGAGGGTGCCGCCTTCATGCCCTTGTGTTTGCAGAGGCTAAGCGCCACTTACAGGGCGTTCTAGCGTGGGTGCCGGACAATGACGCCCGCCGTGAGGCAGCGAGGTTCTTACGCATGAGCGAGCGGCAAGTCCGTGCTGCCCTAGCCCCAGGAGAGGAGAAGACTTAATGAAGATTCAGCCTCTAAGATGTCCGAACTGTGGAAAGATATCTTCTGATATTCAACAAACCCATTTTTGCAGTCGTGGTTATCAAAGTCTCCTTGAACACAAAGACTTTGATCGAAAAGATCGACAGTATCGTGGTGCTTCTAGTCCAGATCAATCTACTGGAAAAGAAGGTCATACTCTCCATGCTGACTATAATCGACAGAATCATCTCTATGCTTTTGAATATAGAGGCCACGGCATGATCGTTAAAGAAGCAGATATAGCATGGGAAACATATCCAATGAATGTCTTAGCTGAAAAGGCTGCAGCATTCATAAAGTCTGTAGATAGAGAAGTTGGATGGCCCTGGAAACCTGGGGAACAGAAGTTAAGCCATAATGAAATATTAACACAGCTAGAAACAGTTATCAAAAGATAAGACAGTGAGTTAATGCAAGTTCTTCCTAAACCTTATTTCAAGAGCGCGGATGGCAGGATAATTCTCTATAACGGAGATGCTGCTGAGATTATGTCTTTGTTGCCTGACAAAGATATTAAAGCTATTATTACTGATCCGCCCTATGGTATAACCTGGAAGAGCAATTGGACGCAAAAACATCTTCAGAAGGAAGTTCTCAAAGGCGATAAAGACTTAACCTGGATGGGCGATTTTCTAGTAGACTGTGAAAGATTATTGCAACCAGAAGGCTCGCTCTATGTTATGACTAGATGGGATAAGATAGGTTTCTTAATTGGCCTTGTACGGAATCTCACTAAGTTAAATATCAGGAATTGTATTGTTTGGGACAGAATTATACATGGACTTGGTGATATGAAAAGCTTTGCTCCTGTATATGATCTGATTCTATATGTTACTGAGGGTAAACCTAGGCTGCTAAATGATTACAGATTCACGAATCTTTGGTCTATCAATAGAGAAAACGACAGAATAGTTAAACATCCTACCTCTAAACCTGTAGCTGTTTTCGAGCGAATGTTAGTATGTTCAACTCAGCCAGGAGATTTAATACTAGACCCATTTGTAGGCTCAGGCGCTAGTCTTGTTGCAGCCAATAAGCTGAATAGACATGCTATTGGTATAGAAATTGATGAGCATTTTTGTAGCTTAGCTACACAGAGACTACAACAGCTTCCGATGTTTATGGAACAGTCAGAGATGCCATTATGATGAGCACAAAACAAGTATCTATTACTGTTTTATGTGACGGCCTGTGTGGTATTCATCACATTGAAGAAAAGAATCCTTTAATTGAAGCTGCTATTTATATTAAAGTTCCTGGTTTAGCTTTTCATAAGACAATTAGAGATACAGGTGATATATATGGGAATTGGTCTGTAACCCATATAAAATCGGGATATCGTATTGGCCCATTATTTAATACAAGAAGACGATGCATGGATTACATTAGGAACATTCAGAATTTAATAGATTGGACTAAATCAGAAAAGTCCGTCAGGTCTAATTATAAGAAGCTCAGTGATCGTCATAAAGAAGCTATAGGTCGTGGCTGGTTCATATAAATCTTTATAAATTGATCGGCCCTTTAAATAGGTGCAGGAGACTAAATACAAGAATCACGTCTGAATAACCAGACTTTCTTTTCTTCGCTTCGAAGAAGTTCTAATGGGGGCTCCAGTTGGCTTAGGCACACACAGTTAACTGTTATAGTGCTTGACACACTTGCAGATACATGTTATCATGGTAATGGTAAAATAGATATAGTAAGTAGGAAGAGAAAGGAGAGAGACTTAATGAGTGAAGATGTTAGGATCAAAGCAGACATGATAAAGCTGGCAACAGAGGGTCTACTTAGGTTTAGAACAGAAGATGGTTTCTTAGTACATCCTGAGAATCTCACTGTAGAAAATATGAAAGAATACGATATGGAAATTACAGATGAAGGGAAGCGCATACTTGACGACTGGATAGATAAGAATGAGAAGCTGCCACGAGAGTAATCTATAAGCTCTGTAATTCAGGTGCAGAGTAAAGGAGTAGGTATGGAAGACTACAGATGTCAATATTGTGGGGATGGGCCTTATCAAACTTCAGTACAGCAAGTTGTCCATGAGCGAAACTTCTGTGATAAAAAGCCAGATGACTCAGCGCCAGTTGTAATTACTACTAATGCTAATGGTCAATCAGGACATGCCTTAGATGACGAGCAAAAGAAGGAATGGGAAGAAGAAAATAAGACAAAAACTCGGCTTCAGTTCTTTAAATCTGACCCGAACTTTGTTATGCCAGAACGTGTCCAGGGCAAGTTTCAGCGGATGATTGATAGACGAGAACACTCATTACAGCATGTCTGGTTTGTAGGCCCTGCTGGTACAGGCAAAACAAGTCTTGCGCTGGAATTTGCAGCCGTCACAAAGTCACCAACTTATAAGGCTCCTTGTCCTGCCATGACAGAAGTAAGTCAATGGATGGGTAGAACAGCATTTACTCCAGAACGTGGAACGTTTTATACTCCAAGTGTTTTTGTTGAGGCTGTCGAGACAGAGAATGCTGTTATCATCCTGAATGATATTACTCGTGTAGAAAATCCTAAAGTTCTGAATCCTCTTATGGATATATGTGATGAGACAGGAGCTACATGGTGCGAAGAGATGGGAAGAGATATTCGGGTAGCTATAGGTGTTGTCTTCTTTGCAACATCTAACGAAGGGTGGCAGTACACGGGTGCAGATGAAGCAGATGCTGGATTAAAAGACCGCTTCGATGTAATACCTATCCCGTTGCCACCCGCAGATATTATTAGACAGATAATCTATTCCAAGGTTGCTCAGACTCCAGAGATTACTATAGGTATAGATTTCTTTCTACAGTGTATTAAGAAAGGTCTTCCACTTTCTATTCGTCACGCACTGAGACTTGCTGCTGACATTAAATATGGGGCTAGTTTAGTAGATGCTGCTATGTTAGGTATGATAGGTAATATGACACCCGATCAGCAAACGGAAGCCTTGCAAATCCTGCAAGTTAAGTCTTCTGTTACAGGTAATGCTGATAGTCTAGAAGTAGAGGATAAGTGGAGTCACTGGAGTGGATAATCCTGAAATAGATGATCTTAGCGAAGGCGTTACTGTTCAAGAGGCTGTAATGGAACGCTTCGAGCGAGCATTTACAGCAATAGAAGATTTAGCTAGTGATGTCTACCCTGCTCCTCATACAGAATTCAAGATTAAAAGCGTTATAGAAAATCTGAAGCTTATTCATAAGATGACTGGTGAAATGTTACAGATCTTGGTAGCAGCTATTATGGAAGAAGAAGGTGATAGTAATGACAAAGAGCCTGAGTGACTTCTGGCGTACTCGCCGCTCTTATGATAAAGCTATAGAGATGAAGACTATTCTGGAAGATCTTAAAGCCTTTATCGAAATGGCTGCTGACGAAGGTGAGTTTCAAGTTGCCTGGGGTGCGAACTCTCAAACCGACAGCAGTGCGAGAAAAGTAACACTCAGCTATGCGCCTGTTGCAGATGTATCGACACCATTCTCTGGTGAAACTGTTGATGTTATTGCAGGCTTTGCAGCGCATGAGGCTGGTCATCGTATCAGAGATCAACGTGGTCAATCTGTTAGGCTTCTAGATGATCAAGAACGTCCTGATGGCATGACAGTTGACATAGAACTTGCTGTTAGAAATCTTCTAGAGGATGTCTATATAGATCATTATCTTTATATCAGTAAGGCTCCTGTGCTTGAAGCATACATCAAACGTGGCAGAGAATGGGATATGGAACAGCCAAAGTATGCTATTGATACTGATGAGTTAAAGCTGAAGGCTCAAACTGATGAACTAACTAAAGTAGATGTTCTTAAACTCTGGGCTAAATATGAACTGTATGGATTTAATTCAGCAGATGAACTGAAGGATTTTCCTGATACTATTTTAGAAACTTTACTTAATCTAGCTGAGATAACAGATACATACTGTAAGAAAAAGGGTTTAGTAGATGCAGTAGCAATGTATGAGTCTATATGGGGACAGATGAAGGGTTATAGTGATCCTGTTGGTCAACCATCAGAGGATGGTGAGCCTAGCGAAGATGGCGAAGGCAAGAATGGCAATGAGCAAAAAGAAGATAGTGACAATGATGATAGTCAACAGAATAGTGACACAGGTGATGATGGCTCTGGCAACGAAGGGGATGATAAGGCTGACGAAGAAGATGCTGAGGATAAAGAGGACGAGGATGAAGAGGAGGATGACGATCCTTTTGAAGAGTCATCTGGAACGGGTGCAGATGAGAGCGAAGAGTCTGATAAGGATGAAGAGCCTAGAGATAGCCCATACAGTAAGGTTTTTCCTTGTCAGGATAAGAGTCACCAAAAGTTGCCTGAAGAGTTGGAACAACGTATAGAATCTGCTATCGTGAATGACAGAGAGGATATAACTCAAGATATCATGGATGAATTCAGTGATGAAGGATTCTTTGATACAATGCAAGATCAGTATCATTCCAATGTCATCGTCGAAAAGGCAGCGTCAATGGTTCTTCCTGATCAAGATGATGAAGTATCTCGTAGTATTAGACAGATATTCAACTTCCGTAAGAGACGCAAGACGCGATATAGTAGAGGAACCGAAGAAGGAACAATCTCTCAGACAAGATTATATCGCGCTGGTCTAAATAGCCAACATCTGTACGAGAAGAGAGACATCAAAGACAGCCTAGATATTAATATCTGTATTTTGGTTGATATGTCTTCAAGTGTATCTGGCAGCCAAGAGATATTAGGCCAATGCGTCAGTTCTTTAGCATTAAGTTTATCTCATCGCAGGGGTGTGAAGATATGTGCTTTAGCTTATAACTCTCATGCTGGTGCATATTATCCAGGCAGTAGTGATAACGATGTAAATATATATCGTCTTTTTGAAACAGGCGATAAAGAAGTACGTTTTGTTGAAGCTGAGGGTGGAACGCCTTCAATAGCGGTTATAGGAGCTGTTCCTGGTTTAATGCGTAGATTACTAGGCAGAGCTAGCGACAATCTTCTTATTCATATCACAGATGGCTTTCCACACGACGAAAAGATTCTGAATACATATGTAGAAGATTTAGTAGAAGTGCTAGCCAAGAAGCACAAGATAGATACATACTGTCTTGCTATTATGGGGTACGGTGCAGGCGTCGAAGGTAGAATTACTAATCAAGATAATCTTCTTAAAAAGGCATATGGTGATTCTTATGAGAAGCTAAATAGTTATACTGATCTACCAGAGGCTCTTAGAAAGTTACTATATAATCTACTGGTGACTTCATAATGAGTGAGATAATCTATTATGTCTGCGAGCAGGATGATATAGATCATGATTTTAAAGTAGTTGAGCTTACAGTTAACAGAACATTATATCCACAAGCATTATTCTGCAGGCGTTGTGGATCTGTATTTGATTTAGGCAGTATGGGGTCTAATATTATGCAGGTAGTTGATCAGTTGTCCGGTACAGATTTAACACAGTACAAGCTTAAGGAAGCAACTAAAACTAATCAGGCAGTTATACTTGCTAAGAAGATAGCAAAGGCTGCGAGATCGACTCCGGAAGGTGAAGCTAACTTAAAAGAGGTAACAGATACATTACTAACAGCAGAGGAAAAAGCTAAGATGATGCCTAATGCTTCACCTTGGCGTATGAATGGTTAACAGTAAAGGAGAAAGAATGTCAGAAGTCGATTGTCCATTTGAGTTAGTAGAAGACAAAATCCTAGAAACGTCAAGAATACTACTTCTTAATCTTGGGTCTAGGATGCTGCGAGGTTTAAAGAATCAAACTACTACAGATGAACATAGTGCATTATTACTCTGTGTTCAAGCTATAACAAAAGAGCAACAGCTACGAGAACGTTCTAGTCACCAACATGCTATAAACTCAGCCGCCGAGATCAAAGGAGGCTAACGCTAACATTGTTTATCACTACTTTCATAGGGAGACTGGTGGTTGGCTATGGTTTCGGAGAGTCAAGGCACGGCTCGCTCGGAGCCTACATTCGCTAACAATGTTTATCACTTTATCTGTCTGTTTTGAAAGGATTAGAATATGAAAGAAGCTGCACGAGAGAATTGGCGTAATCATTTCCGTAAACTGCAAGAAGACAATAGGTTAAAAGAGCGTCTTAATAGACACGAAGCAGAGCTTCTTGATTGTCAAACAAGAATAGACCATATCACTGAGATTATACAGTTAGGGCACGAGATTCTAGATGAGTGATTTAGAAAGTAGACATGAAGATGCAAAGCGTGAACAATATGAGGAGGAGCAAGAATCTATACTGCCAGAGCCATGTGGGTGTGAGCTACTCAGTGGATGCTGCGGTGCTCCTCCTCATATGGCGACACCTGATGTTAGTAAAGATAATCTAGTAGGTATCTGTGCACAATGTAGAGATCATTGCGACTTCGAATCTTCTCAAGAGCAGACGTGGGTGCAGATAGGCCCTACAGATACATACGGTGATAACGCAGATGGTAACTTTGGCGTACCTATGAGAGTATTCAGATGTACTGAGTGTGGAGAAGAGTTGGAGGTAGTATACGCATGATAAGGGCAACAGAAATACACAGGCAAATAGAGAGTGGTTGGGCTGCCAAGTTTGAAGTGATGACAGAAAAGGAACTATCTAGTATTATTTATGGTGCGATGGCTGCTGCAAACAGAGAAGTAGAAAGATATCTAAAAGATAAGTTAGGTGAACGACAGAAGTTTTATCTCACACAGGCAGGAGATCACGCATGACCACTCAGAGTAGACTCATTACAGAATTAATGACAGCGCTGAGGCGTGTTGGGTCTGGTTATCATATACGATGTGGTCATCTAGGAAAATGGCTGGATTGCCTAGTTGCTACTTGTGTCGAAGATCTAAGTGTCTATCTAAAAGCGTATCAGATTTGCTCTTGTAAGCCTGGAAGTCCTGATGATCAGTGTTCCATTCATGGTTATGAAGCTTGGAAGCAACAGCGACTAGAAGACTGTCCTCATTGTAATGGTGATCCAGATGGTGTATGCTATCATCAGAAAGAAGGTGGGTGCATTGAGATTGAAGATGTGCCAGCGGTAGCAGAAGAAATGACTAAAGGACACAGGTACGGATAAGATAATGCTATTAGAAGATCCAATGTGTCCTAAATGTTCAAAGACTGTTTCTGATTGTGCGGAAACAGGATGTGGCGTCAATTTTGAGAAAGAGGGAGGATGCGCTTGCAGATCAATGCAAGAGGATGCTGATTCTGTAAGCTTAGAAGAACTAAATGCGGCAAAACAGCTCCCAGATAAGTTACAGAAGAGAGGTAATCATAGATAGTGTCTGACGATCTACTAACTCGTGTTCGTGAAGCTAAAGGCTATGTTGATAAGTCTCTATCAGTTCTCGGATATATTATAGATCATAAGAAGGACGACTATCTTATGAAAGGACTAGAGGCTGCTGAGCAAGCTGCTGATGATTTATCACGCGAAGTTGAGGTAATTAGAATGAATCTGCTTGTAGCTATAGGAGAGATAGACTATCGTGAAATATACGATCCTGAACATACTAACATAGCAGAAGGAATACATGCTGATATACCTGTAATAGAAAAGAGTACATAATAATGGATGATGGTAGTGAGGCGCGTTGTCAACAATGCGGAAAAGGATTTGAGGACGAAGAAGACATAATAGGTATAACTGGCGCAATAGTGGTTGATGCTCACGAAGCTATTGTGCCAGATGATCAGCCCTGGATTGCTCTCTATCATAAAGAAGATTGTTGGAAGATAATTACAGAGGTTATTAAACAGGCACTAGGAGTAAGTACACCAGCCGATGCCCAAGCCGATACGCCAGATAACGATAGACAGTCTGACTGAGCTAGCTTTAAAACGAGCATGGCCGAATCTAGGTAGGCAGACACGTCAGGTCATGTACTTAGCTATAGTCAAGGGCTTCAGTAATAAAGGGATATCAGAGATACTGGAAATTAATATTAAGACTACTGAAGAGTATCTATGGCGAGCAGTACGAGCGGCACATGCTAAAACCAGAAGACAGGCTTATGCCTTTTACGCAATTCGCTTTAACCAGGAGAATAGAGAATGACTAAATTTGTCTCTGGAGAATACTGGCTGCAGAATCATAAAGATTGTTCTGGAATCGCTAAAGGTATGATTCGGGACTGGCCATGTTCGTGCAACTGTCATAAACAGAAAAGCCTTGAAAACGCAGAAGAGCTTTAAACTCTAATTCGCTTTAAATCAGAAGCATGAATGCAGTACATCTACACTGAGCTTCGAAGTTGGGTGCATATCAGACAATGCAGATAGGCTGTGAAAATCTCAGAGCCACGAGACGGCAAACATTTGTTCGTGAAGACGCCGGCAGAGGCACTTGACAAGTTCGCAGATGTGTGGTATAATACTGGTAATGGAATAGGTTAGCGAGAGGGAAGAGGAAAGGAGGGAAGAAGAAACAAGTCTTCCCAATTTTGGCGTTTAGCGAAGTAGTCAAAAGGAGTGCAAAGAGAATGACGAAGCAACATATCGCAAGGTTCACGGTTCTTCCGGATTGCGATCTCTGCAAATTGGAGAATCCTCTGAGTAAACCTCAGGCGGCTCGGTACGATGCGCCCATAGCTGGAAACGGCTGGGCGTATCTTTGCTGCTATCACTATAAGGGATATGCAGTAGGTCTTGGAACTAAGCTGGTAGCTGAGGATAGTCTGGAATCAGGTGCAGTTGAGCAGGAGATAGTCTTTGCGAGGCAGCGACTAGCTGAGGAAGGAGTGTAATGAAGAAGCTGATTCGTCTCACTGTAGACATGGATGATGTTTTTGGATCAGCTATACGATATAGTCAGTGGTTAATGAATGAGAAGATGTGGCTGTGGGCCTCTCTAGAAGCGCTATCTGTTGATCCTCTTAATCTTAAGCCGCGAGCGGTATTACTGTATTTCAGACAAGTATCTGAACAGTATTATCTCAAGAAGATGACTGATCTCATAGGCCCACAAGCTGCTATACTAATAATGGAGGGGGAGGAAGTATAATGACGATAAAAACAGAGATTCCTTGGCGAAGATGTTCTTCATGTGGTAGGCGAAAGCGCATCCGCGTCAGAGCCGGAAAAGATAGATGTTATATGTGCATGAAGAAGGCGAACAGATGAAGCGATGTAAGCAATGCGGTGTGAGAAGCTGGTTATGTCCATTTAGAGAGGATAAGATTCATACAGGTATAGATACTCTGAAGTGGTTAGTTAAGGCAGGTAATACCTTAGCTATTAAAGGGCTTGCTGGCCTTGCCTTACCTAGCCAGAAAGATTTACTCTGGTCTGGTAGAAAGGAGATACGATGATACTGCCTTGTACTTGTCCTGTTGTTTACCGAACAGATTCATGGGCTATACCAGCCAGTGAGTTTCAGCATAAGAGATACAAAGGGAAGCGTGTCCATACATCATTGAAAAACAACAAAGGTTTTCGCTGCACAGTTTGTGGAAGGGAAAAACGTAATGTCTAAGTTTTCTCTACAACGGGAAATTAAGAGAATACGAAGGGAGTTGGATGAGGAGCTGAAAGCATTAGGAGAGCTAATGGTTTCAGTTGATTTAGCAGCTGCATCAATTCTGCATAAACGGGGTTATCTTAGGGGGATGGAGGCTGAGTTTGTGCAGGAGACCTATTCAGGAGAGAGAAAAGATGAGACACAAGGCTGAGCTTCGAAGTTAGGTGCAATTCAGAACAAGGAGTGTCAACTGATGAGGAAGATAGAGATAAAGACCTGTCCTGTCCTAAAGCCTGTTTGGAATGTAGGTGATAGAGTTCAGAGACGACTTGATGCTTATGATGATAGCAGTGCTGTACGACGTGGAAGAGTTGCTCTCAGATACTCTATCTACGATAACGGAATAGGATATGATACTTACCACGGAGATTATCCAGAGGTATACGCTGTCCAGTGGGACGGCGGCAGACTTGAGAAGGGCTTCTTAGCTCATGGTCTAGACAAAGAGGATGTAACTTCTAAACGAGCTTATGCAGAGTATGTCCAAGCGAAGATAGCGGGAGAGCTGGACTAATGTTTGTTCAGAAAGGAATCAGGCAGATGCCGCACATGCTGGAGATACCGATAACGGGCTTTGATTCTAAAGGGCAACATACTCACCTGTGCGAATATTGTGAGGAAGAAGCCCTTTGCAAAGATACGTTCTATCTGCGGCATAGAGACTTAGGTGACGTGATACTCTGCAGGCGCTGCTGCGAGGACTCTAAAATCCAGTTGGTCTTTCGGGCGATACGCAAGCTTCTAGCAATGGGTAGCAATATCACAGATGATGCTGGCGTCTACAGGTATGGTGTAGAAGTAGAGAGAAGAGAGAAGGTGGCAAAGAAATGAGCGATAAGAGTGAAGCCGGCAGTGAGATTCTTCTTAGAACATTAGCTCACTTTATGGGAGCATCAAGCGCGATGCAGGGGCGTCCAGGGTCTGAAATTGCGACCACCTCAGTCCGGCTTGGCATGATTATAGCATTACAGCATCCCGAATATGCTCAGGCTTACTATAAGATAACCCAGGGCGTACACTCTGAAGCAGATGCGCTGGAAGACGACGTAGTTAAGTCTTTTATCAATCACATCCCTCTTACATCTGTAATCTTAGGTGCAGATAATGAGGAGAAAGGAGACTAAGCAGTTATGAGCATCTATACAGAGCAGCACTATAAAAGTATAGCTGACTTACTATCTAAGGCTGATCCGTCACATCCGGTTATGATTCAAGTAAAAGGTATCTGTCTAGACTTTGCTGACCTCTTCGCCGCCGACAACCCGCCATCTACCCGATGTTGGAACTGCGGTGACGATAATGAGTCAATGGCGCTTTGCACTCGCCCTAATGAGGGGCACAACTTCGGTGGCTTCAACCGCGAGTGGTTCCTAGAAGCCTGCGGGCTGACGGCTGAACAAGCAGAACAACAAAAGGAGTAGATATGACCTGTCCAAAATGTCAGAGAGAGCTAGTTATTAAAGGGGCAAGCTATACTCATAACGGTCAATGGTATAAATGCGAACCCTGTAAAATATCTATCGCCGTACATGATACTGATACGGGAGCGTAACAGGAGCAGATTACCTGAACAACTAGAGCGTAGAGCGAATAGGGAGAAGGCATCTTGAATAGTGAAGAACTAATAAGTCTTATCGCCATGATACTAGGAACGGCTCTGCTCACAGGATTGCAAATAGCAATAGCATAGTATAAAGGAGTAGCAACAATGAAGAAATTGATTAGACCAGAAGGCGCGACGGAAGAAGTCACGGTAGACGCCTTTTTGCAAAGCATAAATTATTCTGACTGGCTGATGAATGAGAAGATGTGGTTAATGGCAGCTGTTGTTTGTTTAGTCACATCTTCAAGACAAGATTATTCTATACGGATTAAACACGCAGCACAAATAGTGGTTTACTATCAGAAGCTTGCTGATCAACTAGAAGAAGGAGTATAACAATAATGACTAACTATAACAGCACAATCAGGTGGAAAGAAGTAGAGTTATGCGGTGATGCTATTGCTGGTCTAGCTGCCCAAGTAAGAGACGAAGATTCAACTAATCGTCGTATAGAAATCAAGGAGGCTATAGATAATCAGATAAGCGAACTAGATGAACTTCTAGCTAGTCTAGATAGCTTCGAAACTATGTCTGATGCAAATCCAGGGTGGCGAAAGAGTGTTTAATCTGAGCTTCTCAGTTGGGTGCAAAAAGGAGAATAGAAGGATATGAAAACAACGATTACTGTTTATCATTGTGACTGGTGTAACATCATTCTAAGTGATGACGAAGCAGTTCAGACACCCCATCTGTCTATAAGTATTGGCCCTCATTCTGGATGGTGGGAGCCATCAGATATAAAGCTAGAAGGTGTAGCCCTGGATACTCATTGGGAGCAGACAATAAGTATTAGTCCTGGGATATATCACTTCTGTGCAGCTCAGCATTTAGCTAGATGGATTGAGAGTACAGGAAAAATTCATAGAGAGGAGCAAAAAGATGCCACGTAAGAAGAAGATTAACGTCAAGGTTACACGGTCTGAATGGGATAGAGCCAAGATGCCGCGTTACGCACTGGCTATATCTACTACTCTAATTGAGGTTAACAGAGGAAGATCTAATGACGAAGCATCCCTGAATCATCTAAGAGATACGATTCGTAACGATATAGAATTGCGACTTAGTCTGACAGTAGATTCAATAAGCCTAGTATTAGTAGAAGAGAATCCGCCGACTATAATATAATCAGATGATAACTCTAGCACCAGTAATCAAGACCGTACCTGCTACTGTCTTACAAAAAGATGGCTTTATAGCAGAAGTTAGAGTTATTAAGTATGATCTCGCCTGCGGCTCTTATGGTCGTGCTCTGTCTCTAAGAAGAGCCAAAACCGTATGGGAGATACACGTTAAGAACTGTAAGGTATGCAGAGAGGAATATGGATACGATGACGAAGACGCTACAGACAGAAACGGCGACCATAACGGGAATGGAAGAAGCCTTACTTACATTCACAAGTAGAGATCGTAACAGTCCTGTTTGTATTACATGTGGAACAAACCAAATAAAACCAGAGCATTTCAGAGATAACAAAAGTCGTAGAGAGTTCAAAATAAGCCAGACGTGTCAGGGGTGTCAAGATGAAGCCGATGGATCTGAAGTTTACATATAGAGTCCTTCTGCTTACCGGCTTCTTTATGGGTCTAGAGGTAGGCGCAGTAGTAACTATACTGATCTATGAAGTGTTTTAGGTGCAGATAGAGGAGATACGAACATGGCATCGGCGACGAAGAAACGAAAAGGATATTGTACTGCGTGCAACAGTTGGATTACATGGATTAAACATGCAAGTATTGGAGCAGTAGAGTGTCCAGAATGTGGTGGAGTAGCTGTTGTAGCATATCTGAAGACTTGGATGCGCGGAAGCTAGAAGAGTCAGTAAAAGAACAACAAGAGAATCTCTAATGTCAATATCGTATAGCAAAGTTAGCAATAAAGACGTATCTTTATACGTTAACTTAGCAGGCACTAAAATAAGGAATAGGCGTCTATCGCGTCCAATTACTCTTGACATTACCAGAGAAATAGGCGATAATAAGATCATCGAGTTGGGTCTATAGTCTGGTCATAGACCAGAAGAAGGGAAGTAGAAATGGCTACTGCGACTAGGGAAAAGATTCAGGAGATTGCGGAGCGTCTAGCGAAGCTCTCGCCTGAAGCACAGGCTGAAGAGATCGCTAAGATAGAGAAGAACGTAACAAAGCGTGAGACTAAGGCTCAGAAGTCTGTGCTCTCGGAGCATAAAGAGAAGATCGCGTCGGCCTTTGTTGACACGATACTTCAGTATGCAGCCAACGCTAAAATTGAGCCTTCGGTGCTAGTGCCTCTAACTGTTAAGATCGCCGCATCTGAGGACGGCCAAGGCTTCGTGGGTGCAGTAACAGGCAAGGGTGCTGGTGGAAAAGGTGGTGGCGGAAGCAGAGGCGAGAGTTTCCTAAAGGCTAACAATGTAGTGGCTATCGAGCTGCATGGCAAGCCTCTAGAGAAGACAGCAGAGAGTGAAGTCCTCCGAGTGGCTCATGGTGTAGAAGTCGCTAAAGATGTCTACGGCACAAAGTCTCCTCATGTTGTAGCAATGCAGCCTGAGAACTTGAAGCTGATCAAAGACAAGGGCTTCGTTGCTGTCCTTGAGAATGGCCAGAAGGTTCCGCTAGTTAGTCTATACGAAAAGAAAAGCTAGCACGTCACAGTGTCAGGTATAGCTAGTTGACCCGACTCGCCACCTGACAACTAATACTAACAAGTCTAATAGAATAGCAGCCGGACAGGGCCTCACAGTTATGAGCTGTGGGGTCTTGTCCTATACTAAGACATAGAATGCGACCCGCTATCTAACCACAGCGTCCAGAAACACTTGCTCGTATCTACTTACACTAACTCAGACCATGTAGGTAAAACCATTACCAGAGACTCTGACTGTACAGAATAGTACAGTTGTAGCGTAGATAAGAAAGGTCTCTGACACTCTTCATTGCATAGTAAAACATCTGATTATTCGTGCTTAGAGCGTACAGCTATATCTAAATCTGGTCTTTGGAGATGTGTTTGATGTGTTCAGACTGTTTTAGTTTGGCCCTTTAAAATGCAGGTTTCTGGTGTTTCGCCTTTAAAAGACTGAATCTGAGCTGGTTTACTGGTCTGGTCTTCGAAGTGGGTGCAGGGTAGATTATCCAGATAGCTGCGAATATGCAGTATGTTTGTGAATCTCTTCATTATAGGACTTGACCGGATGGTTCGGATCATGGTATAATAGCCTTGACGGATGAGAAACAAGACAGAGTGAAAGGAGTGCAAAGCATGACGAAGTATGAAGACGTTACTATTGCTGTGAAGGGTGATAGTTTTATGGGAGTGCGAAACGGAATGCTCTTCAGTGCTAACTTCTCGTTGTTCCTTATATCGCAGGCAAGAGACAAGGGCTGCAGCTTCGAAGACCTCGCAGACGGTTACGGAGTCGGTATGGGAACGCTTCAACCGAATGGGGAGAGTGATTGGAGTGGCATCCGCGATTCATCTGAAGAGGCCGTTGAGAAGATGTTGGAGCGCTCTCTGAACCATCTATTCTCATAACACTTACAGAGGGAGAGCAGGTTTCTCATCCGGCCTGCTCTTTCTTTTACCCTTTAATATCTGCTCTGCATCTGCAACTCTCCTCTGCTCTTCGAAGATGAGTGCAAGAAGTCAAACTGTTTTGCCCTTTAAATACTGATTCAGGTGCAGATTAAATTCAGAAATCTACTCTTCTTATCTATTCTGCACTTCGAAGTCAAAAACCCTTTAATCTTCTATTTAGGTGCAGAGCTGGTCTTCGAAGACCCTAACCTATCATCCAAAACAGCCGGCACTCTGTTTCTAGTATCGGAAGCCGGTGGTTGTAGAACATATGTCTAATAGACATAATGAAGAGACTAGACCGAAATACATCGGGGAAGTGGTAGACATAACGAAGAGGGTGGCAAGTGTATAGATGAATGAATATCTGATACTTTGTTCTACTTCTACCCTAACCTCACTAATCCAAAAGAAGATGACATAACATTCACGCTTCCGTATCTAAACTGCTTGACATAATCTGCACCCGAAACACGAAGAGGGTTTCTAGTTTACATCTACGTTCTCTATCGCGTCTCTATCACTTGACATGATAGACACATCGTGATACGATCTAAGTGTCGGGAGCCAACGGTTCGTAGTGAGAGGAATGAGATACGATGACGAGCAAGCGACAAGCGATAGATGACGCTAAGGCTACACTGAAGACGGCCAAAGCGGATGCCGCTAAGGAAGACGAGCGCATCGTAAAGGCGCGTGACGGTATCGCGGCCAAGGTGCTATCGGCTTTCCGGTCGGCATGTAAGGCCAAGCGGATAGACGCGGATAGCGTCGGCTCCATCGTGGTGAATCACGAAGCCGCAACGTGGCGTGGTGGTGGCCTCGGTGGTGACAAGTCCCCGTCTCTTGGCCGTCAGGCTAAGGTGACATCATGGGTGGTCGGTGGCAAAGACATCGGCTCACCGATGGCGAGCAAGCTTATCGCCGCTATCTACAACGTGGAGCGTGCCAAGGATGTCTACGATAAAGACTCACCGGAGCGCTTCATCCGCAAGCCCGCCTTCCTTGATAAGCTAGCGGGCCGCAAGGTGAAAGTAGTTCGTGACGGTAAGCCATCGGACGCCATCGCATTCTTGAAGAGCTAGGTCAGTAACTAGAGGGGTAAGTAACCCGACACTTACCCCTCTTATTTTTGCACCCAACATAGCCCATCAGAATCAAAGGAGACGCAACGTGAGAGCCATGAGAGCCATCGTTCATGTTATCGGATATCTAATCATCGTCGGCTTCGTTGTCTTCGTCTTACTGTCAATGTAGTGTGTCTGGTAGCATTCAGATAATCAGAGGCGCTCGAAATTGCGCCGTTGGCCGATTTGCTTACCTCACCCTGTCACAGATGGATAACTAATTTTCAGTTTTCCGCGGCATTGAGTCAGTAGTAATCTGTATCTCATACAGTAACTCTATTAGTTTAACAAACCCTGCTCGGTATTCTGGCATAATGTCTACTAATAGAAGTGCTCCTATTGCCTTCACATCCTATATAGTATGGCGCACTACCTGATTTATAAGATCGCGCTGGCGTTCCTGGTTCGTTAGATCTTCTACCACGGTTATTTCCTCCTAATCAGAATTCTTTGCAGATTCTACTAATTCTGCTATATACCGTAGACCTATATCTAGATGACGGATTAGGTATCTGTCGTATGGCGAACTAAGTTTGTTAATATGCGGCCAATACTCTTCCCAGATCTCTAGTGCATCGCGCAGAATCTTATTTGCTCTTAGTTTCTTCATGGCTATCTCCTTACCATGCGCTTAACAAGCTCTCTGCCTGTTACTTTAGTTGCGCCATACATTAAAGCTCGCTCAGAAGCTCTCGTTGTCGTTAAGTCATAATGCGGATGACTTCTGTGAACCTGAAACCAATGACGTTTCAAGCCCATGTTTTGCGCGAAGCTGTGTAATTCTTCTAGGCTAGTATCGCTAACTAAGTGAACACCGTCTGTAAGTATCACTCCTTTTTCAGTTCTGCTATCAGAGTCTCATATTTAGATTTCCAGCAGCTAGCAATAGTGCATTTCGTGTCTATCCAGGTGTTAGCTGTTTTTAACTCTGCTTCAAGCTTAGTTATATGTCGCACCTGACCAGGACTAGCAAAAGGTCTAGTGGCTATCCTTGCTTGAACTAAGCCTTCAGTATACTTGTCTGTTACTTGGCTGCAAGTTGGACAGGTTTCCATAGAGCTAGTGCTGCTGGAACCAGATAGAGATTCCGGCTTCACGACAGTCAAGCTTTCTCTTTCTGTACATCATAGCAGAAATGTGATGTTGTGGCACTTGGCAGCCGTGCGAAGTTAAGTATCTCTCTAGTTGATGAAAGAAATTAGTCATTATTATATATTGTAAATCTGTCGTCTAAGATGAGTCTGATAATAGACCTAACTTCTTCCCATCTTAGTCTGCCGTTACCACATCCTGGTCTTGGTAGAGCAACAGTGAGATACTTTTGGAAAAAAGAGGTTCCTCTATCAACAAGTTGAACTAATTCAATAACGCTTTGGTTAATAAGTTTCAGATCTGCTCTCTCGCGCCAGTGGTGCTTAACAGGAAAACTGACAATCTTTGGAATATTACCAGTTATAAGACTTACGTGATTGCCGTTCTCTCTAATAAGTCTTCCTAGTACGTGTTCAATACCAGGATACCTCTGTTTGGCCTGTAGTGCTACTCCACGTCCCATGATAGCAGCACCATCTTTTCTTGTTGCTCCATTAGTAGTGATAACTATAATATCTGCATTACTGTCCCATAAGTTACTGTTTACTTCTTTCATTATTAAAACGGGTTCCTTCCCTGAATTAGGTCTGCAATGCAACTAGCTTGCAGATCAATATTGTCTTCAAATTCATCGTAACATCGCTGAAATGCTATGCAAGCTTTATATTCACCGACGGTATCAGAAGTTTCTTTACATCTAACATCTGTACTATTATTACTGTTAGAACTGAAGATTATTATAAGTGATATTACTACTAAGATGCTTAATGTAACAATAAGCATTATCCAACTTCTCATGAAACTAGCCTCCAAGCATAAGCTACTCTATCGCGTTTGTTAATTACTTCTTTGTATTCTACAACTCCGTCATGAAATGCGACCCATAACCTGTTTATCACCCAGATACGGCTTTTGTCGAGCTTCTCCTGAAGATATCTAGTCGTACACCACTTCTCTTCAGGTATGAACTGAAGCAATCCTGAGTAGTCATAAGTTGGAACTGCTACCGCTCGCGGCATAATCTCGACAAAGTAATACTAACATAAGTCTGTAGTTTTGTCAAGTGAATTAGACGACACAGACAAATAAAATAAGGGGCTGAGCCACCTATCCCAGCCCCTTATCAGCTGGCGCAATCACTAGCCAGCTAGACCAGAAGGAGAATACTACGACCTAGTACCCTATTCGTTCCTATCACACCTAGAGCTATTTGTCAAGCCTATCTATAGAGGGGCTTGACAATTCACTCGCTTTATTATATATGTAGAGGTAGTATGGTTAACGAAAGGCAAAGGATCGGTGGGAGTGTTGCTGTAGCTCTTGTCAAAGACAAAGAACCTGTTTTTGATGAAGAGACTGGAACACTTATCTGTGGTGAAGAATTAGGTCGTCCTGGCCTTATTTGCAAAGGTACTCCAATCGCTCCACGCTGGAGATGTAGACGGCATGGAGGAACCTGGAAAGCTACAGAAAAGGGTTTAGCTCTAGCTAAAGATTCTGCTAGTATATATGATCCACAGCGTCTCTGGAAAGGCTATGAGAATATCCGTAGAGAGCTGACAGCCTTTCCAGAATTCATAGAACAGCTTTACACAACTGACTTAGGTGAAGAGTTAGCTGTTGCTCGTATCGTTCTAGCAGAACTTCTTAAGAAGAAAGATAATAACAATAAAGGTAGTAAAGATAGTAAGGGTAGCAATAATAACAGTCTAGACAGAGAGCTTATTCTTCAGTCTCTCAAAGTTATTAGCCGCATAGCTAAAGATGCAAAGCTAATCAGAGAAAAAGAAAGCAATGTTATCAAGCAGGAATTCATGGACGGTATTATTGCTGCTATCACTCATGCCTTTACACGATGTAATGGTTATCAGAGTCCATCTGACAGAGCCAGAGTATTTATGTCTGAATTCGCAGCTTTACTTCCTGGGAATCCTGCTCCAGATTTAGATGCCAGTAATATCATAGAGGCAGAAAAAGTCAATTAGAAATGCCTGACAGGAAGAAGATAGAAGCTCTAGAGATAGTTGGCAGTAAAGGTGCCAGCTATCTCACTAGAGGTTTGCACGAAAGTCTTATACAGGGCCTGGGTAAGTCTGACACTGTTGATCTTGTAGAGTGGACTCAAAAGAATCGTCTTATTAACGGTCACGAAGTTAACTTACCACTCTCACAAATTGGTATCTATGAAGATTTGTCACCTGATGTAGTTATTTTGAAAGGCACACAGGTTTTTGTATCTGAATTCTTAGTCAATCTTTCTCTATGGGCTATTGACTCTAAATACGCAGACCGAGGTAATGTTCTTTATATGATGCCAACACAGCTTCTTATGGATGACTTTTCTCAGTCGCGTATGGATAAAGCCATAGAAGAGTCTCCGTATCTAAGTCGTCGGTTTAAAACTGCAATGTCAAGAAACCAGGCTAACAGGTCTAGACTGAAAAGACTTGGTGGTAGCTCTTTACATATGAGAGGTTCTGATTCTCTTAAGCAAGCTATTTCTGTAGACGCTGATATTGTTATCGACGATGAGGTTGACTGGTTCAGTGAGGAAACTGTAGAGTGGACTAGAGAGCGTCTAGGTTCTTCTAAGCAGCCTTTATTCAGAGCCGTATCAAAGCCAACATATCCTGGCCAGGGCATTGATCTATTATATAACGAATCAGATAAGAGACAATGGCATATTAAATGTTTACACTGTAACAGATGGCAACCTATAGATTGGGATAAAAGCATTGTATTTCATTATGATAATGCTGTTCAAGCTGTTACTGATGTAAAAGTTCTATGCAGTAATGAAAAATGCCGCTTGCCTATTGATCGTCTTGGCTCAGGTGAATGGGTAGCAGCTCACCCAGGCAGGCGAGTTCACGGATATCACTTATCGCGTCTCTTGTCTCCGCTTGCTAACTTAATTAGTATGGCTGAAGACTCACTCAGAGTCTCAGATATACCAATTCTTCAGCGCTTCTACAATTCAGGTCTTGGACTAGCATACGCACCAAAGGGCGGCAGAATTGACAGCTCCGAACTGAAGTATGATCCTGATATTACGCTGCATACTGCTGATCAGGGATTCGGTGGAGTCGATGTTGGACTTAAACTCCATGCTGCTGTCATTGAAAGAAATGGTGACAGGTGGGAAGTTAGGCAACTTGAAGAGTTTGATACATTTGAAGAATTAGATCATTGGTTTAGCAGAAACAATATCAAAACTTGTATCATTGATGCTCGCGGTGATCCTAGAGCAACGACTGAATGGGCTGAGAAGTATATTGGTCGCGTATATCGTTGGAACCACGTAGAGAATACTAATGATGTAAGATATACTGAAGACACAAACGAGGTTAAACTCAACCGTACTTCTCTTCTTGATATGATGTATACCGCTTGTCGTGAAGAACGTATAGTCTTCCCAACTGATATTAGAAATATTCCTAGCTTTCTGTCGCATCTTCGTGCCTTAGTTCGAGAACTCGTTAAAGACCCGCGTCTGAACAAGCTAATACCTAGGTATGTTGGTACTGCTCCAGATCACTATGCTTTTGCTCTTAGCTATGCTGTACTTGCAGCAGGTGAGAATACGGCCAGTCCACCACCTACGCCTATAGATAAGGAAGCCGTTGTTTTTGCAGGTCAGCAAAGTTCTTCTTCATGGACAGGTATAGGTAAAAACAGAGGATGGAGACACGTAGGATAAAAGGAATGATAAATAACAATGGCAACTAATCAGAAACGACAATCTTCTTTGACTCCAAAGATGTCCACCAGTGGATTAAATATCTGGGGTGGTCAGGTCATGGAGGATTACCTTCCTGAACTGCGTGGTAAACCAGGAATTGCAGTTTACAATGAAATGCGGAAAGGCAACCCTATTGCGGGTGGCTTTATTCGCGCTATCGAAATGGCCTTTAGGTCTGTCACATGGATAGACATACCATATGAGATGGATGAAGAAGGTATGGAAAGAGCTGCTTTCCTAACATCTGTCCGCAAAGACATGAAAGACCCTTGGGCTGTTTTTATGGCTAATGCTACAACAGTTCTCCCGTTCGGTCATGCTCCGTTTGAGATGACTTTTAAGCATCGTAGTGGCAAAACAGGCAAACAGCCTTCAGAATTTACCGATGGTAAAGTCGGCCTAGAAAACTTAGACTTAATACCACAAGATACTATAGAACGGTGGGAAACAGAGCAGAACTCGCCTGTCATTATAGCTATCACACAGAGAGCACCTCCCACATACACAGAAATTACTATTCCTATAGATAAAGTAGTCAACTTCAGGCTGCGGACTGAAAAGGACAACCCTGAAGGCGAGTCGATTTTTCGACAAGCGTACAGACCCTGGTACTTTATGAATAATTTGGAAGCCATTGAGGGCATATCTCTAGAGCGTACAGGTGCTGGTATTCCTCTTATTACACTACCAAAGGGCGCGACAACTGTAAAAGATAAAGGTGTTCTATCTGACGAGCAAGCAGCTATAAATATAGTAAAGCAGGTGAGGGTAGATGAACAGGGCGGAATCGTTCTCTTTGACGGATGGACGTTTGAGTTAGCTACTGCAGGGACGCGAGTTGACCCTGAGTTATTTGATCTCGCCATTAAGCGTCATCGCTCTAACATGCTTATATCAGTCCTGGCAGCTTTTCTTGAATTTGGTACAGCTAGAGTTGGTTCTTTTGCCTTGGCTCAACAGTCCCGCTCCTTCTTCGAAGTCGCTCTTGAAGGATATGTCTCCATTATTGAAGAGATGTTTAACAAAAAGGTTATCCCGCTTCTCTTTGAACTAAACGGTATTACAGATGGCAAGTACCCGAAGCTAACCCATACTACAGTGGGCGATCCAGAGCTTGAAGCCTTAGCAAAATACATTAAGACTCTAACTGACACAGGTTACTTACAACCTGATCCTGTTCTACGTGATTATCTCAGAGACGTAGCACGTCTACCAAAAGGCGCGTCTGTTTCAGAACGCCAGGAGCTGACCGTGGAAGAAAAAGAGGAGCTGAACCCTGGGAACGACAGCAATGGCGGAGGAGAGAACGGTCAGTTCCCTGGCGGGATAGATAATGACAATGATTCAGGTCGGAAAGGGTTAAAACGCTTGGCCAGAAAGATGGCAGATGACGAAGGTGATAAGTAATAATGAAGCCTGTATTTCAAACCGTCTTTGATGCTGTCAAGGGCAACTGTCTTCAGGCTAGTCTTGCCTCTGCGTTGGAGGTGCCGCTAGCCGATGTGCCGGATTTGGCAGAGCGTGACGATTGGTATGAGGCAATGAACAAATGGCTGAGAGAAACCTACGGGGTTGAGATGGTCTGCATCCCTACTGGCGGCTGGACTCCTCCTGGTATTCACCTTACAGGTGGTGATGCGGGATTAGAGCATGTCGTTGTCGGCAAGGACGGTAAGATGATACACAATCCTTATCCAGATGGCGGAGAATTGATCGAAGAGAAACAGCACTGGTTGTTCGTTGTAGTTGAACCTGCAGGTCTTCGAAGATCTGTAATCCTGAATCGTTTATCCTTCTGTACCGAAAGTAAGCTGTAAGGTTTTCTGACGCATGATAATTCCTGCACGAGGCAAAGTTCTAGTAGAAGTCTATTCACAGAAACATTCTCTTATTCATCTACCTGAAACTGTAACTCTACCTGAATTATCGGTGGCGGAAATTGTTAATGGAAATGGTAACTTTCCTAAAGGTCAATTAGTACTGATACCAACTAAAGCTGGTCTAAACATTAACGAAGGAGGGATAATAGTTAGACTTGTGAACGAATCAGATGTAGTAGCAGAGATAGGAGGCTAAGATGACTAAACAAAGTCGTGGTCTTGGTGGTAGCTCTAGTTCAGAAACTACTACAGAGCACAGAAAGGGTAGCAAGATGCGTGGTAAGTTCCTGATCTCGCATCGTGGAGGGCCGTTCTTAATGCATATAGTTGATGGTTGTGATCCTGGAGCAGAACGCTGCAACAATGGTTTTGATAATCTCATTGATCAAGGCTTTGTGCCTTGTCCTAAATGTATGAAGAAGTAGTTAAGGAGGTATATTGTTATGGACATTAAATTAGAAGAACGATTGGCAGCTCCAGGGGTTATATTTCCTGAAACGAGTCCTACTATTGTTCCAAAGGGACTTATTGATAGTGGTCTGGAAGGTCATTATCAGAAGAGTCGAAAACGGCATCTTCATCATAATAAAAAGCTCAGCACTTGGCGTCGTAACGCTCTAGCATGGTTACGTGATCATATTCATGCAGGCATTCCACAAGCCTACTATAATCTTGTATTAGGCCATGATCTCCATGTCAGCGTCTATGCTGAACTTTATGTTCGCCATTTTCATTACGGACAGCTTGATCCGTTCACTAATAAGCTAGAGTTTCATCAGGTAAAGATGAATGGTGTCCTTCAGACTGTTCCTGGGTGGTGGGAAAATATTGGTCTTGTTTCTCGTCGTAAGGTCACAGATGCATTTGTCACGTTTGAGATCGCTACGCTGGTACTTACAGATTCAGAATATGCTGACTTTCAGTTTCACCGCGTTGGTACAAGTGCTGCAGCTGAAGACAATAACCATACAGCACTTACAACTGATGCTGGTATCACTGGTGTATCAGGAACACAAGTAGACGTTGATCCTATTTATAGAACTGTAGCTACAGTTACTGCTGATGCGACTGAGACTTGGCAAGAACATGGTATCTTTAGTCAAGCTGGAACAACTACTCCTCTTGGTACAATGATGGACAGATCTCTCATTACCCCAAACGTCTCTGTGGTTGCTAGTGATACCGTAGAATTTACTTATGAGCTAACCAAGAATCCAGAGGCATAAATAAAGAGATAAAACAGGGGATCACAAATAAACTGTGGCAACTATAACGTTCGAACGTAACCAGAACACAGTAGGGTCTCCTACGTGGGTCGATATTGCTGCTAATACCCTTGTCTTCTCTGGATCGCTTACTGACCTTACTACAACTATTGATACGGCTGACTGGCAAGATGGTACACATATAGGAACCGGCGATCCTGGCTCAGATGCTTGTGGTGGTGGGCCTGCCAGTGGTCATATGAACAACGTTAGGTTTGTGAACTCGACAAACTTTATACTTAACGGAGGAACGTCAGAGGTACTAAATGACACTAACCTGATTGCAGGTGAGTGTACTCTTCGGCTCCATCTTAATAGTGTATCGTCAGTCTCCACGCAAAACAGCTTCTTCTTCAACTTTGATGGAATTACTGACACAACACCTGCTGTTGGAATTGAGACATACGTTTTTGAACAGGGCGAGGCTAAGACAGCTTGGGAACAGATCAACGATGATTCCGTAAGTGTGGGCGGAGATAACGCTGGTGAGCGACTGGATATTGCAGAATCAGTGGCCGCGGCCACTGATCACTATTGGTATCTAGCCCTCTCGTCTCGTGGAGAAACGGCTGGCGGTAAGACAAGCCACGACTTCAAGATGCGGACGGAGACCTTCTAATGTCTGATCCGTATACGATTGTTAAAGGAAAGATCGTCGAAGCTCCTGGAAATGCATCTGAGAGTCCTCGCTGGATCGCGAAGTTATCAGATGGCACCACCGTTATAGGAAAACCATCTTGGATGGGCAACTCAGGAGCGGTTGCTCTTCCGGCTGACGAATCTCGACCAATGAGCGACTGGAGAAGACTCCAGGCACGGATATCTGAAGACCACGAGGAGCTTGTGCAGTTATCTCTCTGGATTCCTCCTTGGGGATTGGTTGCAATAGCACCTGCTAATCGTGGAGCGTATGGTTACTTTGAGACCTTTGTTCATAGCTTTCGTCAGAACAGCCAGGGCTGTGAGGCACTTGCGATCTGCTGGCCGGAGACAGATAAACGCGGATTGCATATTCAAGTCCGTCAGGTTAGAGCAGGAGGAGTCCTCGAACATATACGCCGGACTGGATGGCTGCCATGTATGATTGGTGAGCAGCAGGCAATTACTACAAAGAAAGATCTGGGGCAGGTTGTAGCCCGAAAGCAGGTGTAAGAGATGCATGTAAAGGTCTTAATTGGCCCTATCTTACGTGGGCCACATATCGCTATTCGGGCTGCTATCTGGCACTCTGTTGTGGATGCTGTTGCAGGCACCCTTCCATTTATTGATGACTGGTTCTTATTCAGCAGAGAGGCTGCAACTGGACAGAAGGTCGTTACTGATCCAGTTGACGATTGGCCTCTACTCTCTGACGACTCAAGAGCTCCAAGTTATGATCAGGCGTCGGCTCGTCAGAAGGCTCTTGCAGAGCTTCCTACTCTTGGTATCCTTCAAGCAATAGTGACAGCGGTTCCCGATGCGAGTCCTAAGAAAGCTACAGTAGATCAACGCTGGAGCGTTCTTATTGACAGCCTTCGTGACCGATTTCTTGGTCAGCCGTATCTCCCTGATGGCTCAAGCTGGAAAACAGAAACAGTGTCTACTCTAGATGTAGCAGAGATCAAAGCTACGATTAAGGGAAGATATAACAGAGAGGTTGTGAGACGCCAAACAAATCAAGACATCTTCGATAGCGATATTAGTATCGGAGGTCTAGCCAACACGGAATTTGATCTGTGAATGTCCAGATAGTCAGTTCGGGAGACATCGCCACGATTGATGCTGCTTATCAGATGTGTATCGGGACGATTGATCCTCGATGGCTGTGTTCCCGTGGCCCAGCCGTTCCTTCTCGTGAGATACTAGTTCGGGATGCGACAGATTTTGAGTTGTATGTAGCGAGTGAAGCCTCGATAGTCTACGGAATAGCAATCGTTAAGCCTGATGGAGATATGACTTGGCTACGCTGTACGGGGTCTAGATGGGCAGATGCTGCGGAAGCGCTCATTGTTCAGATACATACTGACAAAGGTGCTGCTTTTGGTATCGTGACCAATCGAGATCTTCGTACACTTATTAAGACATTTGACCCAGGGATCACTGATCACGAAGATGGCCTAATCGAGTGGCGCTAGGGTAGCTAATGCCTACCCTAAATCTCCAAGTCGGAGCTTCCATAGATGACGCCGACGAGCTTGACAGCTCTGGCGCGATGGATCTTATCCGTAACCAAGTCGTTATGGACAACGCGGCTGTTGATTCTCTTCGATGGTGGGGCGGTTTCCGATTTGTAGATTCTGACATCATTCAGAATGACGTGATTGATGCCTGCATCTGGAAACCATATCTAGCCAGCACAAAGGCTGACTCTCCCCAGATCGATGTCTTCTTTGAGAAGGCCGCAGGCCCTGCAGTATTTACAACTACTACTAATGATATTACAGACAGACCACGCACAACTGCAAGCGTGTCTTGGGATGCTGACGATCTTGGTACTGGACGACAGAACAGTCCAGAACTGAAAACAGTTCTTCAGGAGGTCGTTGATGCTCATAACCCAACGGCATTTGTCCTTATTGCAAAACCAAAAAGTGCTGGTGCTGCTTCATTCCAGGCAGAGGCTTACGATACTAGCCCTTCTAATGCTGCTCTACTGGACATCGACTATACTGTCTCAGCTGTTCCTGTCTCAGATACTCAGCCTGCATTCCTTATGGGTCGGGGTTCGGTATTAACCGATATACAAATTGCGTATCTGCTCAGTGCAGGAATAAATGATGCTCATTGGCAGAGCGGCTTTGAAACGGGAATGGCTGCTGAGTGGGCGACCGCTACCGGCACGATTGTTACGACCCCCGTGCACAGCGGCATGCACGCCGGCAAGCTTACGGGGACGCAGGAGTTTACGTCCCCAGACTTCGGAGGCCTCACAGGGGCCGGCGATTTCTGGGTGGGTGTCAACTGGTATTGGGATAGCCTCCCTGACGGTGTTGGAGAGGACGACCGGTTTGTAGGTCGAGCTGACGTTACTACTAAGTTCGAGGTCAGATACGACGGCCCTTCTGGGGATCTGGAGCTGTGGCGTGGGGGTGTGAAGCGGGCAAACACCTCTTGGACTCCAGAGACCGGCCGGTATCATTTCATAGTTCTCATCTGGCGCTTTAGTGATACAGTCGAAGTACTGGTCGATGGAGTACAAAAACTATCGTGGACAGATGACCAAGCGACTTTCGCATTTGACAACTTGCAACTTATTACTCAAGGAACTCCAATACGTTATGTTGATGATGTCATCGTTGGAAACAGTGTTGAGACAGTCCCTACCAGGATATTCATGCGAGAGCTCTTCCCGACAGGGGATCAGACTGAAGCCTTTTGGGTTCCTACACCTTCCCAATCAGGAGGTGATTTTTATAAGAACTGGGACGATCCCGATATTCCAGATGACGACTCATCGTATCTAGCAAATGAATCTGGAGATCTGCTAATCAACAAGAGTACATTTGTTGGTGCGCCAGAGCAAGCGGGATTGATCGATCCTGTTCGGTCTGTCATGTATATGGCTTGGTCTAAGGGAGGATCAGCGGCTCAGAATGCGTGTGCTGTGTTTGTTCGCGGTACAGGTTCCGGCACTGACGGTCAATATGGTTCCAGCGCGAATGGACGGACGCCCTATGACCAAGATATTTACAAGTGGGGTTGGGCAATGGGCACTATGGGCTGGAATGTTCCCATGCTCGATGCTGTCATGCTTGGTATTGACCGAATCAACCTGGACGATACTATCAGATGCTCAGCATTTCGATTATTAGTTTCCTATTCAGGAGCGATAGAAGCTACTCAAGCAGCATATCTTAACGCAGCGAATAAGCGGTCGATGGCTGGAAATCAGCCGTCTGCCTCTGGTACTCTAACTAAGCTAACGGTTAAGACTGTAACAGGTATTCAGCCAGCTGCTACTGGTATATTAACACGTATAGAGAAAGCTCTCCGTGCTCTTAGTGGTTCTCAGACATTCTCTACTGGCATTATAGCTCGTATAGGACAAGCAGGACGTACTCTTATTGGATCACAGCCTTCTTCTAGTGGAGTTATCGCTCGTACTGAAAAGGCCCTCCGTTCTCTAGCAGGTAGTCAATCTAACGCTACGGGGGCCATTGCTACCTCTTCAGCTCTAGCACGAGTAATTTCTGGTAGTCAACTTACATCTACAGGAATTGTAACACGTACAGAAGAAGCTATCCGTGCTATTACTGGTAGTCAATTATCAGCAGTAGGTGTACTCACTGGCATCTTTAAGGCTTTCAGGTCTGTCATTGGTAATCAGTCTTCTACTACAGGGACGCTCTCTCGTACAGAACAAGCGAAACGCTCATTGGTTGGTAGCCAGTTTTCTGCTACAGGTATTCTTACTAAAAATCAACAACGTAGTCTCTCAGGCTCTCAGTCTTCATCTACAGCTACTTTAGCTCGTAAAGAGCAGGCTAGTCGTATATTAACTGGAACGCAATCTTCTGCTACTGGAGCTGTTACTCATGCTGAGAAGGCTATTCGTTCACTTTCAGGTGAACAGTCTTCTTCTTCTGCAACATTAATACGGACTCATGGACAATTTAGTTCTGTCTCTGGAAACCAGCCAACAGCTACAGGTACACTTACTACTCAGTTAACTATTGTCCGCTTTACAGTTGGGAGTCAACCTGCATCTACTGGAATATTATCTCGCAAAGAACAAGCGTCAAGAGTAATAACAGGTAATCAACCTAATACTACAGGCATCCTTGCTCGTATTAAAGAAGCTCTTCGTGCTCTAACAGGAATCCAACTTGCAGCTACAGGAATACTGACAAGAAAAGAACAAGCCCTTAGATCACTTGAAGGTAATCAGCCTAATTCAACTGGGGCACTTACTGTACTACTACAACGCTCTGTATCAGGTAGTCAGTTATCTGCTACGAGTACCCTTGCTAGAATTGAAAAAGCCTCTCGATCTTTATCTGGTAATCAACCTACATCATCTGGTACAGTCTCTGCGACACTTATAACTTCTCGCCAGATATCTGGAAGTCAACTATCTGCAACAGGAACACTCATCCGTATAGAACAGGGAAAGCGGACTCTCACAGGAATTCAATCAGCATCTACAGGCATTTTCACTCGTATAAAACAGGGCGTTCGCGCTATACCTGGAGTCCAGCTCGCAGCAACTGGAATTCTTATCCATATAGAAAAGGCTCTGCGATCACTCTCAGGTTCTCAGCTTAATGCTACAGGTACTCTTACCTATATTGCGAAGCGTGATCTTGTAGGTAGCCAGCCATCAGCTACTGGAGCTTTAACCAGGATAGAAAAAGCTGTTCGAGTTCTCACAGGAGTTCAACTTGCTCCTTCTGGCACTTTATCTCGTAAGAAACAAGCGAAACGATCATCTGCAGGCATTCAGCTGACAGCAGCTGCGGTACTTATTCGCACTGAAAAAGCTATCCGATCTGTTATCGGTAGTCAACCTGCATTAACAGGGACATTAGAATCAGCTGAAAAGGGTGCTGATCGAACAATATCAGGTTCACAACCTGTCTCAGCTGGTACATTAATACGGATTGAGAAAGCTCTTAGAATAATAGTTGGCAGTCAGACTGCAGCTGCAGGAATTCTTGTACGGAGTAGGGCAGCAACGCGAGCGTTAGCAGGTGTTCAGCCAAGCGCTACAGGTGTATTAAAATTAATACCTGAAGTACTGTTAGCTATTACCTTAACTCTTTATAGTGGTGTCTTGACAACGGTAAAAAAGACTGATATCCTATCTATAGGACTAGATAGTGGGAATCTCTCATTGGTAAAAACGTCTGTTATAATACCTCTTGAATTGATATCAGGCCACATGATCAATATACAGGAGTCTAAAGAAGATGGCGGTTAAATACTTCAAGGATGATACTCTCCCAAAGTTTAAATTTACTATTAAAGATGAAGATGGCAATGTTGTTGATCTTTCAAATCCTGACCTGACATCAGTTAAGTGCTTTATACGAAAACACGATGCTGTAGCCAATCTATTCTCTGGTGGTGATGTAAATGCTACTATTATAGATAAACCTACAGGTCGTATTGATTATACTCTTCCTACTGGCGGGATTACAGCGGCTGGTACTTATTCAGGTCAACTACAATTAACTTTTTCAAGTAGTGCTCAACAGACAGAACGTTTCCAGTTTCAGGTTGAGGAAGGTTTGGCAGCATAATGCCTGCAACTCAGAAAGTTCGACGCCTTATGTGTGCTGTCTGTAATGATAAGGTTAAAGCTAAACCAGGACAGAAGTTACCTGATAAGGCTGTGGCCTGTGAGCAATGTACTGCGAAGATTAAGAAGTCCCTACGCGAAGAGATGGAACGCGAAACTCCTACTAAACGGTTTCTAGTAAAGTTTGCTTCTCATCTTACTACTCAACTTCCTACTGCTATAGTACAAGATGCTATGAAGAAAGCTAGAGGCCATGCTGGTGGAACAGGCAAAATAACTAAAAAGCCAGTAGTGATAGAAAAAGCAGCTGGTGTTCTAAGTAAAGACTTAGTTAATTATCAAGATAAAGCTACAGATGAACAGATGCGGAGCGGACGCATCTGTACCAGTTGTAGCTTCTTTGATCTTGAAGGTAATACAGGTGTGTGCCAGCTGGTAGAAGGTGATATTGAACAGTTCGGCACATGTGATTTATTTAAGCCAGGAGAGTATATAATCGTTAAAGCACAGCCTGATTCTGGAGATGTTCATGTAGACAGTCTTCTTAGCGATAAAGATGATGATGGTGTGGCGTTATCTATCTGTAAGTTTAAGTCACCAGATGAAGATGAGGGTTTTGATTAAATGGATGCAGCAGAACGCGATGCGCTTCTTGGACGACTAGATGAACGTACTGAAAATATTAAAGAGACGATAGAGGTTATGGAGATTCATCAGAAAGAGCAGAATGGACGATTAGGCGTTCTAGAAACATGGATGCAGCGTGTACTCGGCGCAGGTGCATTATTAGGATTAATGTCTCCTTTGTTTATCTTTGGTATCCGAGATGTGATAGTAGACTTATTTAAATAATGGGCACTAAAGAAAATGCGACTATGCCAGATCGTAACTCTGCCTATTCTTCTGTATGGGCTGCTGTTAAATCAGGTAAGCTAAAACGTGGTAAGTGTGCAAGATGTGGCGCAGGTAAAACACAGGCTCATCATCCTACTGGTTCTTACAGTGGCACTAAACATATAGTATGGTTATGCGACAAGCATCATCGTGCTGCTCATGTTCGTAAACGATCTGGTTCAGGTTATAAGAAATCTGAAAAAGAGACAATAAAGATAGTTAAAGCAGATGACTCTCAGCGTTTAGTTTATCTTATAGTTGTTAAACCAAATACTCTTGATACAGATGATCAATGGTTTCCACTTGAAGATGTGGAATTAATGGCTCATCGCTTTTTAGTTAGATACGGTCTTGGAGAAGCTCATATCTTTGAAGAGCATAGTAAAAGAACGTCAGGTGTCTTTATAGCTCAGAGTTATATAACGCCTGTAGACTTCGTGCTTAATGGGCACAGTATTGTGCTGGGTACATGGATGGTAGTACTGTATGTGCCTAATGACGAAATCTGGAATAAAATTATGAGTGGTAAGTTAACAGGTGCTAGTCCGCGGGGGCCAGCAATTCTGTCACCTGGAGTGATGCCGACTCCCGAAGAGGTACACGGCCTTTCCACTGATGGTAGACTCGATGTACCTGCTGATGTGTAAGAGCTATCTCGTCTCGTAGGGCTATAGCTCTAAAAGACAGCCCTGCTCGCTTCAGTAAAACGATCTTCTTATTACGTTTGGTCATCCATTCTTCCATATGATCATGTCTATGATAAACTGAACACTTGTCACAATCTATGTTCATGGCGTCTTCAAGGCTACCATATCTTATGGGGTGTGTCAAGTATAGGGTGACACCTATCTAGCACGAGCGGGGTGCGGCCTTGACAAAACCAGCCATATATAAGATAGTGGATACAGTAATAGGACAAATTGAGATGGCAGCAGGTATTCTCGCACGATTACGGCAACTACGAACCCCAGGCAAGTTGGGTGATCCAGATGTCAGCGACTTATCATTAGTGAAAAAGGCAGCAAACAAGGAGAAGGTGATTATGGCAAAGAACAAAGACGAAGATCCAAGCTATGACTTCTCAGAGATCGATGATAAGACCAAGAATGCCTTAGCCTTATCTTATGAAGCTATCAAGGACAATATAAACTCTCTACCTGAAGAGGTTGGAGAGTTTTTTAAGTCCGCAGCCGAAGAGCTAAATCTTGATGAGGAAATCGAGATCAAGAAGGCTGAGCACGAGAACGAAGACGAGAAGGACGAAGAGAAGAAGAAAAAGCGAATAGAAGATGCTGAAAAAGCTGAGGCCAAGAAGAAGACGGCACAGGAACAACCGGACAGCGCGGATTTGGAGCGGCGGATGAGCCGGGCGCGAAGGGGAAGAGAAGAGACACCACCAGCCCACCACGACACAGCAGCACCGGCTGGAGCGGCGGATCGCAAAAGGGAAAGGGAAGCGGACCCCGACCAGAAACCGGCACCGGTTGAAGAACCGACGCAAAAAAGAGACACACTAGCAGGAGAGACTGCCAGAGCGGAGGAAAGGACCAGGGCGTCAGCCCCGGACGCGCAGCCGACGGACAACGCCAGGCCGCGCGCCAGGGCGGAGCGCACAACACCACCAACGAGAGGAGAAGAGGAGGAAGCAAGGGACCGGGACCCCCCAAACAGGACACGAGCCCCAGGGGGAAGGGAAGGGAGCGGGAAAGGGGAAGGAGAAGGGGAGGGGGACATGGGAGACTAAAAAGCAAGACCAGACGAAAGGAGAGCGAGCCGGAAAGCGCGCAAACCACCGACCACAGACACCACACGGCCGACAGACGGAGGCCAACGCGAAGACCCGACAGAAACCGGGACAGACACGGCCCAAAGACCGGCCCAACGGCGGAGGGAAACAGAAACACCACAACGACCGGCCCAACGCGCCGCAAAAGAGCCGGCGCGCCGAGGGCAGGAGAAAAGACACACCAACACCGCGCCAGAACGGGCGCGGCTGGAAGAGCGGGGGAACACACCACGCAAAGAGCCGGCGCGGAAAGCAGAGCGGGCGACGGGACCAAACGAGGGGAGACTAACCACAGCCAAACCCCAAACGCCCGGCGGAGCGAAAACAACCGACCGGGGCAGTGAGAACGGCGGAGCGCACGGCAGGAAGGGAGGAAAGGCAAGAGCGAGAAAGGCCAACAAAGACAACCAAACACCAGCGCCCGGCACCAAGGGGGGAAAGCGCAAAGGCGCGGGCTAGACCACGGGAGCGGGCAGCAAGCAGAGCACGGCGCGCCAAAGAGAACCGGCAAGCGCCAAAGAAGACAAGCCCAACAACAAGCCTGCCACAGCGAAGACAGGACAAAGAAGAAACCACGGGGACAGAAGAGAAACCCAAAACAGAACTGACAACACCGGCAACGGAACCGGGGGGGGGTAGAACGGGGGGGTTTGACACGGAGCACCTCACTAAAAGGGATAGAAGAAGGGTTGTGAACGTTAGCTAAGTATAGCACAAAACAGGGTTTGCGCGAGAAAAAAGATGAGGGATTGATTAGAAAAAGGAGAGGAAAAAAACGGGAAAACGGCAGGAAAGCCTGCAAAAAAGAAGGGCGCGGATCACTGGAGCGGGGCGGCGCCAGCCGAGAAAAAAGAAGGCGCGCCAGGCAGGTGACAGAC